GTTTTTTCATTTTGCCGGCGAGAGATTTGACCCACCCCCGGGGGTCCAGTGTATCGCCAATATGTCCAAGGAGGCCCGCGCGCGTACATGCAGCATGGCCGCGTTCGTGATACGGCGGCATGCTTCCGCCGCTTCCTCCCGGCTCATTTCAAGCTCCTCGCGCGTACCGTCCGCGTAGACAAGCAGCAGTCCTCGGTCAGTCTCCCGCCACGACGCAAGGAAGGAGAGCCGCACACACATCGTACGGCGCCCGTCCTCGGCATCCATGGCGTTGAACTTCGCCAGGGCCGGCCGGAAATTTTTTTCTTCGGCGTGTATTCTCGCGCCGCCGAACATGGCGCGCATCCTCTGGATCACTGGTGTTTTCTTTTCCATTCTTGTATCAGTTTGCGGTCGCGGTTTCCCTTGACCATGTTGCAGTCATTGCACAGCGCCTGCAGGTTCTTCTCGTCGAAGAAGTCCTCGCAGATGGGGACGGGGACGATATGGTCCACGCAGTCCGCCGCCTTAATGATTCCGTTGCGCTTGCACTCCTCGCACAGCGGATGCGCGGCCCGGAAGCGCTGGGAGAGGCGCGTCCAGCGCGGCGTATGATAGCGGGGGTCGGATGCCTCGCGGTGATAGCCGCCGTCGTGCTTGTCTATCCGTCCTTGTGCGTCCCAGGGCAATTTCATATCGTTTTCTCTATCGTTATGCGTTTCCGGTTCTGCTCATTCCTCAGGCAGCCGCAGGACCGCGTCCTGCCAGACGTAAGGTTGGAGGCATAGACATTGAACTCCACGCCGCAGTCGCACCTGCACCTGTATATCGAAATCCTCCCTGCAGAGGCTCCAACCTTCTCCAGCACCACAACTCGGCCAAAGCGCCGACCGGTCAGGTCTTTCGTCTTGATTGTCATTGTTGCTCCTCCTCTTCGTTTTGTTGGCGCTTGAATCCCCACGGGACGAGATTCCCGAGGATAGGCCGGCGGCGTATCTGCTCTTCTGTAAGGTTTGCCAGAAATTCCTTCGATACTGACGGCAGCAGGATATGCGTGCCGTGTTCCTTTACACGGGTCTCGATGGCCTCCAGATTGAGATAGACGCCCTTGAACGATGAAACCTTCTTTCCATTCTCGTCTACGATAGCGTTCTGTACGGTGCCGTACCTGTTCTGTATAGGGACGCAGACGTACTCTTTTACATTTCCGTTCCAAGTGGTTAGCTGGCGGACCTCTGCGCCCTTTATCTTCAGCAAATCTATTTTTAAGTTAAAGTTCATGCCTTTGGATTCTTAAAATTACTACCTGCGCATCCGCGCACATGGTATTAATAGCTATCTATATCGCGCGCGCATGAGGCTACAGTGTTATCGTCACCGTCTTTGTCGCAGAGACATCGAATCCACGCCTGCGGAGCTCGTCAGCCAGCTGCTGGTCAGTGTACCCTGCGAGCACGAAAGCCTTTTCCACCTTCTCCGCTTCCACGCGGACCTTCTCCAGCGTTTGAACGACCGGCGCCTCGCAGCACACTTTGACGGCCGGATGCGTCACATTATACCGAAGGATCTCCACCGCCTTCTCGCGGTCTTCGATACAGATGTAGTTCTTCGGGCCTCTCTTGGTCACCTTTACGTCAGAATTACGCAAACACTCCGTCGCGCCCTTGCCGCTATATCCAGCCTCTGACGCGCACACCGAGACCAGCACGAACCCGGTCCGGTTCTTGCGCCCGGCAGAAGCCTTTCGCGGTTCCCTGGGCTTCGGCTCCTTCTTCGGGGGGCCGGAGAGCTTCGGCTCGTCATAGGCGTGCATGGAGGGTTTCGGAGCCTCAACGGCATTCCCGGAAGTATTATTCAGCGAGGAGAGGAATAAATCAAGCTCGATGCCTTCAAGGTCGGAGAAGTTCACCTCCTTGCCGTCGGCGGCCTTGCACTTGCCGCGCTCGGTGACGGTGTACTTCTTTCCGCTGGCGTCCACTATCTGGTCGCCGACCTGCACCGGGCGGTTCAGCCGGTCAATTCCGATTATTTCATTTGAGTTCGATTTCATAATGACAGAAATTCAGCTTTAGTGTTAGTGAGAGGGTCGAGCCATTCGTGATGGACATGGAGAATACCGAGCTGGCGGAGTTCCGCGACGCGGCGGCAGATGGTGGCGCGCTCGATGAATATGCCCTTTGCAATCTGCAAGCGCGTGGCGCCCTTCTTGTGAGCGCGCAGGAAGTTGATGATCAGCTTCTGCTGGTGGTTGATTCTAACCTGGTCCATAGTATTAGTGTTTGTCTCTTATAATAGCGGCGTGAGGGTTTAACCTCAACCTCATAGCGCCCGGCGTACTTGAAACAATTTGTCGGGGTTGGGCCCTTGCGCTGCATCTTACACCGCTCCGCTTGTATGTCATTTCTTCAACGCCTCCCTCACATCCTCCATATGCTTGATGAATTCGAGATTCTTGAGCACTTCGCGCCGGTAGTACGGGTTCCGATTGTGGAGCCGGATAGCCTTCTCGACGTCGTGCTCCGGGTTGTAGTGCTCCTGCATCAGGGCAAAGATCTCCATGGCCGTGTCTATGTCGAATGCGTCGGCCAGCTGATAGTCGGTACCGGCGATGCGGTTGACCTCCCGGATGTAGATGGGCGTCAGCTGGAGCACCCCGCTGTCGTGGGCCTTGCCTACTGCCTGAGGGTTGAAGCGGCTCTCAGTGTACGCTATCGCCATGAGCAGCTGCTGCCAGGCGTCGAGCGCATCGAAGACGACCACGGTATCGTGCATGACGGGAATCTCGTCCGCGAGGACGGCACGGTCTGCCACACGCGTCCAGATCTCCTCCTGCCGTTCCGCCTCAACCATTGCGCGCTCATTCTTCCTGTCGACATAGAGCCCCCATACTGAACCGAGCGCCAGGGCCACCACCAGAACGATGACCACTTCATAGGGTTTCATTTCGCTGTTCGGTTTCATTTTGCGAACTGGATTAAGTTGTTCCTGAATCTGCGCCCTGTAGTAAGGCAGTTCCAGACGGTCTTGTGAGAGCAGCCCAGGGCGCGTGCCGCCTCGACCTCTGAAGAGTAGAAGTGCTTCATGCCGTCTTCGCCGATCACGCGGACGGCCTTCGTGTTATGGTTGATCGCCTTGGCCAGGGCGGCCGCCTTCTCCTTGCGGATGCACCCGCAGGAGCGGGTCGCCCCCCGGACCAGGCTCTCGCCCCTGGTGACGAACTTGGTGCCGCAGTCGCAGACGCAGTTCCAGAGGCTTTCGCCGTGGAAGGTTCGCCCCGCGTAGGAGATAACCCGGACCCGCTCGAAGCGCTCTCCGGCGATGTTACGGAAATTATGCGCGTTCATTTTCTACCGGGTTAAAGGTTATATCCAGGCCGCGGGCCAGAAGCGTCTCGAAATAGGCGCGTGCCAGCTCGGCCTTGCAGTGCATCTTGAATACCGGCGTGCCCTTGATCTCGTCGTCCGGCATCGTGCGGTACCTGCCGCGATAGCCTTTACGAACTCCGTATAGCGCCTCGTCCTTTGCGTGGTTCACGGATTCGGCGGAGATAAGGGCTATGACGGCGTCCTTGCCGATCTTGTCATAGAGCGCTGCGCCATATCCTTCGCAGAAATCCCACCCCTCTGCCATGAAGGTCTCCCAGGCACGGGTCAGGCCATTCTCCTCGAACTGTCGCTTCTTCTCCTCGGCTACTACGGAATCCGCGGTGCGGCGGGCGATGGCTGCGCTGACGCTGATGCTGTTGATGGCCGCCTGACGGTCCCCGCATGCTGCGTAGGTGCTGAGCCAGAAGGAGACGTTCGTCGGGATCAGCCGGCGGTCGTCATTGTGGAACTCGCCGGCGATGCCTGCGCGGAGTGCGATGATAATCTCGTCCTCGTACAGGTCCGTGCGTGCCGCTGCCTGCAGGACGGCAAACGCCACGCGCGCCGCCTCAGTGGTGGGGATGGGCTTGCCCTGCATGTTCGCCAGGCGGGCAACCTCCAGCCGGATGGAATCCTGCAGGGTGGTATCGTTCACGCCGGCGACCCTGCGGCCGTTCATGGCCTTCTTGATCTCGTCCACGTTCATTGCTGAGCCCTCCCCAATTTCTTGTTAAGCACTTCCAGCTCCGCGGCCTGCGCCTCGTCGATGGTACCGGCGTCCGCCAGCTCCTGCAGGAGGTCGGCGCGTTCCGCGTCCGTAAGGTATTGCGTGATATTGTCCGGATTCTCGCGCGCCAGAATCTCGCCCGGCTTCATGTCGCTCCATTCCTTGCGCATCGCCATGTTCACGCAGAAGATCGCCTCGGAAAGGGTGCATTTCTCGCCGAGCTCGTCCAGGATGAACTGGAGCGTCGCGCGGCCCTTCGCGGCCCATGCGGGCTGCTCGAGCAAGCGGCGCCACGCCTGGGCGAAGGCGTCCTCCTGGAACGGAAGGGTAAGTCCCTTTCCGGGCGTCAGCCCGGATTCATTCATCGAAGAAAATAAATCGTCGTCGTGGTCGTCGTTTTGCGTAAGCCTCGCGCGATATTTACCACGAGTATATTTATTATTATTACTATCATCAGAATACCTTGATACTGCTTTAGGGGTTACGCAATCGGCTGCGTGAGGGGGTAACGCAATCGGTTGCGTTACCGGGTTACGCAATGTATTGCGTAACCCCCCCGCCCATTCGATGCGGTCCTTGACGATTCCGGGCATCGGGGAAGCCTCATCAGGGAGGACCGCCCAGAACTCCGAACACACGCCCTTGTTGGTCCTGACCACCTCATGGCAGATCAGTCCCAGGTCTTCCAGCCGGCGGACGATGTACTGCGCGTTGCGCTCTTTGCAGCCAATCCATTCGCCGATATAGCGGGCGCTTGCGCGCATCCGGCTCATACCGTCCCTGGAGAAGCTGTAGATCAACGCATAGACCGCCCGCTCGCTGTTCGTGAGGTTGGGCAGCTGCGTATACATCCAGCCCTGCTGTACGATGTAATCGAAATCCTTCATGCCAGGAATACTTAAAGCTGATCCTGTGCCTTCTTCGCCTCTTTCTCGCGGATCTGCTGCAGACGCCGACGGGTCTTGTAGCCTTCGACGGCATCGTCCAGGCCGGGGTGCTTTGCGGAGAACTCCTTATGATCCGCGCCGAGATTGTCATTGACGCGACGTAAGAAAACCGGTGCGTTGTAGGGGTAGCTTGCTGTGATGCTCGGGCCTCTGTTGCCCTTGCGGGAATTGGTGTGTTTCTGTTTCATATCCGTTAAAAATTTGATGGTTTCCTGCTTAAAAACCTGCCGCGCCGGAGCCCCACGGCAGGGGTCTGAAGGTGAAAATGAAAAAGTTCCATTCATGCTCTAAAACTATCGTTAGTGTAAAGTGTATGCCTATGAAGTGGCTCCGGTGCGCATCACTGCGTTTGTGGAATAGGGTGGATTCGGACCGCCGTCCTCCAGCTGCTGCTGGCGCTCTGCCTCTGAGCTACTATCCCAGATGTCCGGATGCCGGCCATTATCCGGACTGGATTGTGTTGAAAAACGTATAACCGAACTGAATCACATAGTCACGATATGAGATATTCCAATGGGTAAAGACGGAAGGCCGGCCGCGCGCCTCAACGGCGGACGTATGTCAGTAAGACCGGATCCAGTCCGTCCTGGCTTCCATGAAGCCGATGGCGGAACAGACGGCCGTAAAAGTCGGAATGAGGGCTATCATGCCCGGTAGGATGGCGCCCGCTACGAGCGAGGCAACGAATGCGACGGCGCAGACCGCCGCCAGGTGTTTCTTGGTGAGTTTCATATCTGTGGTCTTTTGGTGTTTCTGAAGGATCCGCCCGTCACCAGATGCGGCCAATACTTGCCGGCACGGTTGACGTAGAACAGCCGGAAGTTCGTGCCCTTCACCAGGTACGGGTCACCGGCGGCCCTCGGCTCCGTCCTCAACTCGCCCGTCATGGCGTAGTGCTTCATCCTGGAACGCGACAGACCGATAAGGTCCGCGGCCTCCGTGATGGTGTAGCTGCGCCGCACGTCGATGCTGGACGGGTCAACGGAATGGGGGAAGGGTTTCATTTCTTCGGGGCTCTCGGAGTGGGAGTGATAGCGCCAGAGCGGACGAGGCAGGCGCGGATGCCGGACGGAGTCAGCCGATCCTTGGTCCAGGACGCGGCGATGGTGTCCACTATCCGGCGGTCGGAAGCGTCCGGATTCTCGTCTCGCAGCTTCTTGTATAATCCGGAGATCTCCCGATCCCGGCGCATTCGCAGGCGCTGCTGCGTGGTTAATACAAGCTCTTGCATATTTAATTAGTTATAGTTTCGTTCACAAAGTTACACGATTGTTTGAATATTCCAAACTTTTTGTGAAAAATTTTTTAGGCCGCCACGCCGGCAGCGCTCCTGGCACCACCGCGAAGCGCCATGATCTTCGGCGATGATTCCTCCATCAGTCGGAGAATCTTGTTGTGTTTCTTGCTGTTTTGATTCTGCAGGCCGCGGGACTGGAGCACGCGTCCGCTCGTCAGGCTGTATTCGATGGATTCCAGCCGGTCGCCGCTGACGGAATCCACGGCGGCGAGAAGCAGGGATTCTTTCCTCTTGAAGTATTCGTTCTTGTAGATGCAGTGATGCAGCGCTTCGCCCTCCTTAAAGACGGCCTCAACGGATCCAAGGACATAGATCTTGACTCCGTATCCGGTCGCGCTGAAACCGATGAACGGCTGGATCCGCTTCTTGTAGGGTCCCTCCTCGGCGGCTATCTGCTTGATCCGGTCCTCCAGCCGCTTCTTCTCCAGCAGCTTGTTCAGTCGGCGCAGGGCGGCGCGGTGTGCGTCGACCAGGTTCTCCGGGCAGACATAGTGAGGATTCCGCAGATCGAGCCCCAGCTCCCGCAGGTTGTCTACATAGTCGCACCACGTCGACGGGTCCGTGATCTTGTAGCCGTTTCGCACGCAGATCCGCACGGACGATATATAGTTTGCGACGGGTCCGCGGCGGTCAATCAGGAAATAGAACGCCAGCTTCTCGTTTCTGCATTTCACAAGCTCCTCGAACAGCGGGTCAACCAGCAGCTTTGTTGCGAGCTTCGCGGCATCCCAATCTGCAGACCTCAACCACGCGGGCCGGAATCCGTTCCGCCTCAACAGGGGAGTGACCTTCGGACGCGGAAAGAACCAATTCCCGCTCACGGTGAAGACGTCGTCGTATTCAAAATATCCGCTGGCGCGGTGGTTGTGCTCGCCGATACCCCACTCTCCGCCGTAGTCCCAGGTGAAAAAGTTGAACCCTCTCTTGTAGGGCTTGTGCGTAATGACCTCCTTGCCGTCGTCCAGGATCCAGTTCTGGTATATTTCGTGCGCCACATATTTCGTGGGGACGCCGCGCCCGTCGGCGTCAACGTGGTTGATGCGGCAGACGTCGAACGTACGGAATACCTGGACGCCCTTGAAGACGTCCGCCATGGTGACATATCTGGAGGTGATGACAGATTTTGCAAAGTAATATCGGCCGGCATACTGCGGTATCGTCTTGCAGTCCGCGCCGCACTCCGGGCAGGTCCAGTTGAGCCCGTAGTCCGTGAGCAGCCATTTCCCCCGGGTCTTCTCGACATGCCCGCAGCACTGGCAGTGAAATTCGCAGTTGTTTCCCCGGCGGGAGAAATAGGCAGCCTCTGCCGGGAACAGACTCTTCGCCCATTCCTGCTGCTTCTCGCCGAGGGGCGGCAGCTCGGCCGCCCACCCGGCGAACTGCTTCTGCTGTGCGGTGCGCGGTCTCATAATCCCATGTTTCCGAACAGGTCACCATCCTCGGCCAGGCGCTGGTTGAACGCCTCAACCTTCGCGGCCTTCCTTGCCTTCTCCGCCTCGCGCTTCTTGCGTGCCTTCTCCTTGGCCTTTGCCTGGATCTCGGCGCGCTCCTTGGCCTTGTACTCCGCCAGGGCCTCGTCGTGCATCCGCTTGCGATCATCGTCGCTCAGGACCGGGGCGGACTTCTCCGCGGGAGCCTTGGAGACCGTGCGGACGCCGGACGGCACCGCCTTGATCTTGATGTCGTCCTCGTCGTAGTAATGGACGGCCAGGCCGTAGACCTCGGCATCCGGGAGACAGCTGATGTTGTTCTCTTTCTTGGCGAAGGCTTCGCCCACGATGAACTTACAGCACTCCGCCACGGTCTTCTTCGGGTTCGCGTACTTCTCCGCGAACTGCGGATCCTCAGCGGCCCGCTGGTCCAGGTACTTCTTTATTGCTTCTTCAAACTGTTTCATTGTCTTGCGGTGTTTCTTCGTCTAACGTGCATTGTATTTCCCCGTCGAAAAGTCCCGCGAAATGCTCGCATTCGATGCAGTTGAAGCAGCATCCGGGGCGTCCGTAATCCGAAACGGGGCGGATTTCCGAGCAAGTGATTAGTATCATATCTCGTTACTTTTTGATGGTTTGTCTATAGATCTCCAGGGCGATATTCGCGGCCTGCCAGCTGTAAAACGCCCGGATGTCCTCGGCGGTCGTGATCTCTCCGCCCTTGGCCGGATGCACCTCGCAGGAAAAGCGCGTGCGGACGATGCCGTCCAGGATGGCGGTCAGCGGAAGGTTCACTATCACGGTCGCGTCCTTGAACTCGTAGACGCGGCGGGTCTTGTTTCGCTGTCTCATTGCTCGGGCGCTTTAGCGATTAATACCACAAGCTGGTCGCCGCATTTAAACCTGCTACGAGACAAGATTGCAGGGACAGAATCCTCACCGGCAAGCCGCATCTGAATCGGCCCGTTTCGGTAGAGTTCAGTTACCTCCGCCTTGACTGCTATGGCGTTTATCTCAGACGCCTCAACGCCCCGGCGGATGTTGGAGAGAGCCTTCAGCGCTGTCTCGCTCTCATGGTCACGCGGGAGCAGGTCGATCTCCTCGTTAATCAGGTCGATGACCTGCCGCTTCTCGATAATAGTGTTTTCCATTTTGATGTGGTTTGTTTTTGGGGAATCAGGGGGAATCTTTGGATAATTCCCCCTGTCCGGATTACAGCTCGATCCCGTACCTCTTCGCAAGCGCCTTGATCTGGGCGGAGCCGTAGGAGGTCGCGGTGATCGTCACAAAGTACCTCGGCGTGTAGTCCTTCGAGGTGTCGAGAGAGCGGGCCTTCACGAACTCGTCGCGCCCCATCTTGCAGGAGCCGGTGAGTATGTGGTGCCATTTGTAGAGATCGGCGAAGGGGACCGCCTTGTCGGGGTCCGGGAACTCCGCCACGAAGCGTGCGTTCCGCTCCTCGATAGGCTGGTCCTCCAGCTCCTTTGCCGTCGCGTCTGCGAGGGCCTGGTGTAAGGTGTCGCCGTGGGCGAAGGAGTTGCCGACGCGGGCGACGTAGCACGGGGAGAGGGAGAGGTCGTCGTGGAGGATGGAGCCTTTGGCGTAGTCGCCGCGCACCCGGTCGATGATAGTGGGCACGCCGTCGATCATATAGACGCGCTGGCCGTTTATCTCCTTGATGCCGTCGCCGTAGCCGTCGCCGGAGCCGTCGCCGGAGCCGTAGCCGTCGCCGTAGCCGTCGCCGTCGCCGGAGCCGTAGCCGGAGCCGTAGCCGTCGCCGTCGCCGGAGCCGTAGCCGGAGCCGTAGCCGTCGCCGTCGCCGTCGCCGTCGCCGTCGCCGGAGCCGTAGCCGTCGCCGGAGCCGTAGCCGGAGCCGTAGCCGGAGCCGTAGCCGGAGCCGTCGCCGGAGCCGTCGCCGGAGCCGGTAAACCTCAACGCCAGGAAGCGCGCTATTATCTGCTCATTCTCCATTCCTTGACCGCGTTGATGGATTCGATGGCTTTCTGCTCGCAGGGGATAATCTCGATAACCCCCAGGACCACGATAGACTTGACGGGGACGGAGAACTTGCAGTCGCCCGGATTAGTCACGCCGTTGACCGCCAGCTCGGAGAGGGAGGCGGCGCCGCTCCACTTCCAGATACGGCGGCAGTTGGTGAGTTTTACTTCGTCGCCTTCCTTCTCGGCGAGGGTGCCGAAGAAGACGCCGGCGCGGTCTGCGCGGATGATTACTTTTTCGTTCATTGTTTATTGGGATTAAAAAGGTTTAGCTGACGGTTGCGACCTGGTAGGCGGAGTTCCCTTTGAAGTAGTAGTCCTCGGCGTACTCCAGGAACTTGAACAGCTGGCAGGCGGGGACTGTGACCGCCGGCGTGACGGCCAGCTCCGAACGGCCGGAGACCGAGCGCAGCATCTGCACCCCGTCCGGGCACGTCTCGATGATCCCGCGAGCCTCAACGCCCGTATGGATCCTCGACATGGAGAACTCCCAGCCCTCCTCCGTAGGCTTCGCGTCTATGAACATCACGGAAACCCTGCGGCCCAGCGTGTCGCGGAAGAAGACCGCCGACTTGTTCATAACTTCGTTATTATCTGCCATATGTTTTGTGTAATAATAAAATTGTTTATACTTTTGCTCACTGATTACGCCACAAAAATAGTCAATAGTTTGGTAAAAGCAAACTTTCCCCAAACTTTTTTCAGGAAAAATATGCCAGCATCAAAGGAAACGATAGCAGCTGAACTGCTGAATTACTTCAAAAGACAGGGACTTAGGCAGAGGGAAGTAGCGGAGAGCGTGGGGATTTCGAAGTCCCACGCATCGAACTTACTGAGCGGCCGGGACAAGTTCGGGTTCATCACGGCGCACAAGTTCGCGGACGTCTACCCGGACCTCAACGTGGGATTCCTGGTAAACGGCGAAGGCTCGCTGCTGAAGACCGGCGGACAGCCCGCCGAGCACATGAAGATATACACGGATTCCGCCTCCGCCCAGGAGGAGATCCTGAAGCTGCGCGAGGCGCTTGCGCGGAAGACCCGGGAGGCGGACCGCCTGCTCGGCATCATCGAGACCCTGACGAAGAAGTAGCCGGGCCTCAACCGGCAGAAAACACCCTTGCAAATAAATGTAGCTTATAGCCTAATCAGTTGATTTTGGGCGCATTGTGAGCGCGGCCGATTCCCTACGGATCAAAAGGTCGCAGGTTTGAATCCTGCAGGCGTCACAAATGTGCTGAATTAGCGATGAATCAACTGATTACAAGGTTTGGTTTGTCGCTAATTTCGTGCGCTATACCGGAGACAAACCGCCCAAAAGTCACGAAAAAGGGCAGGGGACTGGCTTTTAAAGTGATTTTAACGGGCCTTTATTCTTGCAAATTTTACGCAAATCCTTCCGGCAAGCGCGCTGCAGAAAACAATGATCAGCGTTCTGACGCTCGACAAGCGCCGCCCCCTCATGGACGGCCGCTATCCAATCAAGATTAAGGTGGGTTTCGGGACCTCCCTGGTCATCGGTACCGGGGTGGCCTGCAAGGAGACGGAGTGGTCCGAACGGGCGCAGCTCTATTCTGGGCCAAACGCCGCAGCTATAAACCGGCTGCTGGCCGGCAAGCTGACCTCTACCATCAACCGCGCCATGGAGCTGGACGATACGGGCCAGCTGCAGACGATGCTCCCCGCCCAGATCCGCGCGCTGCTGGAGGGGCGGACGCAGAAGGCCCGCGGCCGGCTGGACTTCGAGCAGATAGCCGAGGAGTGCATCACCATGAAACGCAGGTCCGCCGGCACCATCAGCTCGATGCGCCAGACGGTGCGCCAGGTGCGGACGTACGCGCAGGGGCGCGTCTTCATGGAGGACATAGACTGCAGGTGGCTCGCCGGGCTGGAGACGCACATCGGCGGGAAGGTCAACTCCATCGCGGTCCACATGCGCAATATACGGACGATATTCAACTACGCCCTGGACGAGGGCTACACGAAGGCGTACCCCTTCAGGAAATACCAGATCCGCACCGAAGCCACCGCGGACCGCTCCCTCTCCGTCGAGGACCTGCGCCGCCTCTTCTCGCATCCGTGCGACCCGTGGCAGCAGGAATACGTCGACATGTTCAAGCTGGTGTTCCTCCTCTGCGGAATCAACATGAAGGACCTCGCCCACCTGGAGCGCATCACCGCCGGCCGGATAGAGTACAACAGGGCGAAGACTGGGATCCACTGCTCGCTGGCCGTGCAGCCCGAGGCGCTGGAGATCATCGAGCGGTACCGGGGGAAGAAGCAGCTGCTCTCCATCCTGGACCGCTACGGATCCCACGCCGACTATCTGGCACACATGAACGACGGGCTGCAGGCGCTCGGCACGGAATGGGCCAACGGCGGGCGGCGGACGGGCGCGCCGATGTTTCCGGGGATAACTTCCTATTGGGCCCGCTACAGCTGGGCGAGCGTGGCCGCGGAGCTTGACATCCCTGTCGATACCATAGGCGCGGCGCTCGGGCATTCGCGCGGCCGCTCCGTCACGGCCATCTACATCCGGACCGATATGAGGAAGAAGGTGGACGAGGCGAACCGCCGCGTCATCGACTACGTCCTCCATGGAAAGAGATAGGGGGCCGGACCGTCACGGCCCCAGCCCCCCGGGAAGAAATGATCGCAGGTGTATAGTCTATTTCTTCAGTATCTCCAGTTCAATGCCGCCCTGGACGTACGGGCCGTGCCCGGTATTTCCGACGTGGTAGCCCCCCTCCACGCTCCAGCGGAAGGGGCCGCGCGCCTGCTTGTCGAAGCGCAGGCCGGCGCGTGCGTCGTACAGGCCCGGCGCCGCCAGCGCGTCCGCCTTCGCGGACAGCTTCCAGGCGTAGGGGACGGGGCGGTCCACCGGGAACGGGCGGTCTATGTATGTAGTGATCTGTTCCGTCTCGGCGTAGGTTTCAATGTAGGCGAGCTCCGGATGCCATCCCGTAACAACGGCATAGTAGTTCGGCTTCCGGTATTCCTTGCGTTCGATGGGGACGGGCCGGTATACCTCAACCGTGTCCGGATGGCTGGCCGCCAGGCTGTCGACCTGGGCGCGCAGCTCCGCGATGGTTCCGATCGGCGCGAGCTCGTAGCCGGCGGGCGTCACGGCCACCGGCACGGGGACGGGGTCTCGCAGCGTGTCGATGCGCCACACGGTGTCCGCAGGATGCGGCGCGGCGTAGCCCGCCTCGAATCCTTCCGTGTAGCCCTCCTCCCGTCCCTTCTCGCGGGCCTTGCGCCCCCAGATGGAGCAGGAGACCACGCAGGCCGTAAACACGGCTAAAATCGAAAATAAAAGGATTTTCCAGTTCATGGCCTATATGATGTCTATGAATATCCTGTCCTTCCGGTTGTGGGACGGCATGAGGTAGTAGTCCATCAGGTCGTAGTACGCCTTCCTGGAATTGAAGATCCGGCCGGGGTGGCTCGGGTTGTATTCCCCGGGGAGCTGGCAGCCCCTGGTGTCCTCCGGCGTCGTGCCGGGGTGCATCTCAACACCGGAATATCCGGGCACATCGAGAAGGCAGGGGAACAGGCCGCCGTAGCGCTTCCCGTACGGCTTGTCCTTCATCGACGGGGAGACCATCAGCTTGATCTCGTAGCGGCCGGCGGGGATCGCCGTCTTCCCGTAGACCTTGATCGCCTGGATTTTCTCCAGCGGCATGTCTTTGGTCAAGCCGCGGTCCTCCGGTTCCAGCGTGTTGCAGAAGAATCCGCACTCCTCGAGATAAAGGTCGCCGATGGTATAGCCCACGGTGCCGCGGCGGCGTTTCAGTGTCATTTGTACCATAGCGTCGAAATTTAAAAGCCCCGGAGCATCGCGGCCCCGGGGCGTTCGGTTCTACTCGGTGCCGCCTCCGCCACCTTCACCGCCCTCGCCGTCGGCCGGGGCGTCCGGATCCGGGGTAGGGTCAGGGTCGGGGGTAGGGGTAGGGAAGAAATTCTCCTCCAGTGCGGCCTCCGCCTCCGCCACCAGGGCGGCGAGGTCGTCTGCCGTGTCGAGGGACGCGGGGGAGAGATCGTAGAGGAGGGCTTCCGCCACGTTGTCGTAGGAGCCCTTGAAGGTGCCGACGTTCGCAATCTCGCCGGCGAAGCTGACGATCTTGGAGGCGTCGACGCAGAAGGAACCGGCCACGGTGGCGGTACCGCCATCGGTGACGTACTCAAATTCTCCGTTGTAGGAGCTGGGAGTGATAGTAAGTGCTGCAGCCATAATGATTTTGTTTTATAGGGTTGAACTTAAGTCTGTCGGCTAATGTAAGGATTAACCCCTCATGGTGTTCTTTATTCTTCGCTGACCAGCGCGGTGGTTTCTTCCTCCTTGCCGTCCTGGTCTTTCACTTCGATGACGGTGTCCCCGTGTGTGAGCTTCACACCGAAGCCTTCGAGAATAGCCTCGCGGAGCTCGTAGAGTCCGGCGAAGGCGAAGCAGTAGCCGGCCGCCTTGATGACGGACGGGTCGATCTGCCCCGTGGGGGGCATGAAGAAGGAGGCGGCGAACAGGCCGGCGGCGAACGCCGTGCAGAAGAACAGGCCGATCGTGGTGCAGGGGCGCACATTCCGCGTGAACTTGCGGAAGCGAGCGATGCGGGCTTGGTTTTTAGTGCTCATACTACGGGGGGATTATAGAATCACTTCTCGGATTCGTCCGTCTTGTCCGGGAACATGGCCTTCCGGACCTTGTAGATGGCGAAGCCGTTATAGACGATGTTGACAAACCCAACCAGCCAGAAGATGTTATCCGGATCGCCGGACTTGCTGGCCAGGGTGGCGTAGTTGAAGCACCCGAAGGATGCCGCGATGGCAAGGGAAATGAGCCCCGCGAGAAGAAGAACCTTCCCGAATTCTTCCATTCTCTTCTTGTTTTCGTCGTTCATAATGTGTGTATTTAAGGTTTACGATTGTTCCATTACAGGCAAAGCCTGCTCCTTGTATGCGGATGAGGATGTGTATATGCGGATGAGGAAGGTCGTGCCGGCGGCCCACCCGCTTGCATAGGTCGCCGAGAAACTGGCGGGTGTCTGCGTGAGTGTCCCGGCAGTATTCGTGAACGATGCGGAGCGCGTGGTCTGGCCGTCCTGCCATATCAGCGAGATATGATGATAGGAGATGTCGGTGGCCGTGGCGGAAATGGTCAGGTCTATCGTATCGCGGGCCGCGTTCATTATCGCGGTAGTGTCGATGCCCAGGGAGTAGTCGTAGTGGAATTGGACATACGGCTGCGGAGCGAGGACATGAGTGCCGGCCAGCGGAGCGGAGCCACCGTTGTAGATTGCGCCACCATCCTCCGGCTTGAAGAAGAAGAAGACCACATCGTAGTCCTTCGTCGTTGTCACGGAGTTGAAATAGTCCACGGTCAACGGGAGGTCCGCACTCTCGAAGCACATGATCCATTGAGGCCCGGAAGCGCCACGCTCCGCGATGGCTATGGCGAAGTAGAAGTCGGCGAGCTTGTAGTAGGCATGGTTGACGCTCGTGTAGCCGCTCGCGCCGTCGCCTTGTAAGTCGGAGAGGTCGATTGCGTCCTGAGAGAGCATGACATCATTCGGCAGCTGAACTCTTGGCGGTACCGTCCAGCGCGTCATGGGATTCGGAACCAGCCGATAGCCGAACTGGAATTTAGCCGTAGAACAGTAGCCCCGCGCGGTGCTCTCCAGATTCACGAAATCATTCGCCCGCTTCGGCTCCGTCGCAACGCCGACGCGCGGGGGCTCATAGCTCCAGCAGAACTCGTCGGGGGAGAGAGCCAGCGCGGCGGACCACATCGAGGCAAGCGACGAGAACCTTTCCATCGTAAGGCCGCAGTTCCGGGCCACGCGGGCGGCATTCTTGTCGGCTTCTGATGCGAAGCAACGCCTGTCATAGCAGAACGGCTTATACCTCGCCGCCGCGTTCGTCTTATTGGCCCGGAGACCGCTACGCGTAATGTCGCAGACAAGGCGCAGGTGGGATTTCTCCCAATAGCGCTGGAGGGCGGTCTGGAGATCTCCCTTCCCGTCCTTTGCTATCTTCGTGAATCCTTTCGTGAGGGTATTAGTCGTGCTGTCCCAGGCCATAGTATCATTGGTTGAGTGCCGTGACGTCAGTCGATGTGTCCGTGCGGATTATGATCTCGCCGTCAAGATTCAGCCCGTTCGCACCGTATCGGTGCTTCCCTTCGCTGATAACAAGCGGCTTCGCAAACTGGTGCTCCACCATACGCGCGCACAGGCACTCCCCGTTTCGGAAATATCCGACGCAGAGGATGCCATCCGCGTATTGCGACGTGACCTGCTGACGGAAGATGCACTCCCAGCTCTCGCCGTTATCCTTCGAGACGTAGATACCGAAATGCGTCGGGCGGATGCAGTCCTCAGGATAGACGTCTTTCGTGTTGTTGTGGTACTTCTGCCAGTCTGCCAGATGCGTGGGGCCGGATGCGATCCAGGTATTCAGCGCGGCCTGGTCTGTCAGCGCCTCGATCGGCGGCATGTAGTTGCTCGTATTGATGGAGCTGTCCATCTTCCCGAAGGCATACAGCCACCCGGTCGCATCGCTGCGGCGAAGGCCAAAGCAGGTGCTGGCCCAGAACCGCGCCTTCGTTTCAGCATGAGATTCGTCCGCGTACATCTTCGAAATGAGGAAAGAATACGCGGAATCGGAGCCGATGAGGACGCCGTCCGGCACTGCTATCATAGCGGTGCCCTTGGAATCCTCACAGGCTACGCCAAGGTTCGTCCAACTCTCTCCGTGGTCAGTGGACTTAAAGATAGTATTCACCTCACCGACGATGGCGTAGAGCGCGTTGTTATACTGGTTATAGATGATACAGTGCATATGTTTTCCAGTAGGCGCCAGCTCGGAGAAATCGAACAGATCCCCCCAGGTATCGCCACCATCTGCAGACCGGTAGATTCGCGGTGAGTTGCGGACCGTATGCGCATAGACACCGGCATAGAGATAGCCGTCGCAATCCTCGCACATGGTCCAAATTGTATCGTCGTTCTGCTCCGCCTCATGTGGATCCTGTGAGGACGGGTCATAGAGCGAAATCACTTTAGTAAAGGCGTTCCCGCCAGGTGCGAGCTTATAGAGACCTCTATCCGTCATCGTGAGGCTGCCGAACGTCGCATGAGGCGAGGCAAACACATTGTGCCGGCTGTCCATGAACAGCCCGCGCCAGTCTATCTTGGAGCCGGAGACGGCCAGCAACTGCGCCTCAACGCCAGCAAGCGAAATCCGCACCACGGTACCATCCGTCCTGGCGGCGATGATTACGCCGTCAGGGTAAATCACCGCGTTATTGATGTAGCTAAGGCTGCTGTTACTTTTCGTGTCGCCCTCATATACGAGGGGCCGGTCCGCCGGCTCCGCCATCGGCGAGATATTGGATTGTTCGAACCAGCCGCCGAGATTCGCGTTTTCCAGGCTGACGATACGGAACGTATCAAGCGCCGGGAAGTTATTCATGTCCCTGACGACGTTAAGAAGCGTCCCCGTATACGTCACATATGTACCAGGAATCAGGTCATAACGGAACTTCATGAGCGCACCGCCGGCGGCGAATGCGCCAGAAGGGACAGTGGCAGAAGTTATTCGGAAGTTCTTAATAACCGCCGAGGAGGAATCATACAAGGTCACTCCGTAGTAGGACTGGAATCCCTTATAGATCCGAACCAGGGCAACGGACTGAAGGGCCTGGTCAGACAGTTCTGAAGTAGGAATATACAAGGCGTCTATCAGGTAATTCAGCCAGTTGCTGTTACTGACTTTTACGCGCCCCGCGAACAAACCAGCCAAACGCGGCATGAAGTCCAGCTGGCCGACGTTCACGTTAAGCGATATGCCTGTTATTACCCGCCTCTCACCATCGGCCAGACGGCTCACATCCAGCACACAGGAAGCATCCCCGGCATCTTTGTCAAAGGCAACGTCCCCAAACAGCATCGGACCTGAGAGATAAATGTAATTCCCCGTATTGGTGTTACGGAGAATCAGGCCGCTCTGGCCGCCGTAGTTGTTCATAATTCGCGCCTCGGTTATATTGGCGAGGTCGGCGGCGATGGCCGCAGGGATGTAGAGCTCATGGACGATTGCGTTGAACTCCTGATTATTAGAAAGCACGAAGAAATTTGCATTTGTTGCAACGCTCGCCAACTGCGCAGACGTCGCAGCGCCCGTGTCGACCTTGGACCAGCCATTGAACCACACAAGCTGCACGACCTCTCCGTCATTCACGACGATGCCGCCGAAGTTAGTATAAATGCCCGCAGTAGCGGTTGTATAATAAACCGGCCGTCCAGGTGTGCCGGGATTAGTAGACGGGGCGGCCTGCCCGAGATATACGCACCCCTGGTGGTAGTTTCGGATCTCGCCGTGCGTGTTGCCGGAACTGCTTACAGCCGTGGAGTAACGATAAAAATATAGGTACGCCGTGTCGCGCTGGATCGTCACAAGCAGATTCGTAGCATCATTTGCTATGGTTGCCACGATTCCGGTCGAATCATCGCGCAAGGTCACACCACCAGTATCGAAATTGGACGTGCCGTAGAAAGAGACCGCGATTACATCGCCGGCCTTGAAGTTCCCGTATATTGTCTGCCAATATGTCGTTGCGGCCGTTACAGCGGCATCGAATGAATACGTTCCGTCAATGCCCGTCGACAATTTATGCCAACTCCCGTCATACAGGATCAGTGCAACCTCACCCTGAACGACCTCGATGTTTCCCAGATTCGCATAGACGCCCGGCGCCGTGGCCAAATATGCGGTATTGCTTGACGGCTCCTGCGGCCGCGCAGGGGATGCTGGCGTGGCATAGCCGCCGAAGACGTACCCGAGAGCCTTCAGCCAGTCCGCGAGAACCTTCGGCTTCCACACGCGGTCTACGGTACCGGAGCCCTCTTTTAGCTCGGCGACCGTTCCAGATGTGTAGGTGGTTCCGCCACCACTTCCGGAAGCGTTTACCACGCCATCCTCCATGGAAAGATTCAGGCCGAGCTGAGCAGCATACCATCCCCTCTCGGAATCGTATGCGAGAATGTCAGTATCTCCGACGTTTCCGCCGGGAAGACGCTTGACATTCGTGTCATCGTGGTATACGTCATCGAGCAGACGGAGCAGGCCGCCGCTATCATCGCCAGGCTCTCCGTCCTCTACAATCTGGTCGCCGTCGGTGATGAGCGGAAGCGGGGAGCGCAGCACGCGCTGCGGATTCCCCTGCGAATCCTCAACAATATCGACATACAGATCCGGATTGCTTTCTCCTGCGCCGAACCGGATGCCGGGGACGCGCAGCGCATCATAGGCTGGTTTCAACGCTACGCCGGCTCCAAAGTCCGCGTCACCCTCGAAGTATTTCTCGCCGCCTCCGCCAATAATAGCAGAGGAGGACCCGCCCGCAGAAGACTGCGAAGAAGATTCCGCGGAGCTGGTCGCTTCTGAGAATGCCTCTCCCTCAACCGTCAGCGCAGCCACAGGGAGGCTCTTGATAGAGATCTGTAGCTCGTCTTCATACATGTCCCAGGCAAATGTTTCGACCCAATAATTCACGCTCCCCTTGGAAAACACAAGAGGCGGGATGGAGACACCGGCCTCCAGGAACACGGTCCCGTTGAAGCGCGCTCGAGGCAATGCCACGCTCAGAGCATAGTCCCTGGAGATGAATGATAGGAAATCCATGTTCGTCGTGAAGGTCGCATCCTGGAAGGCCGTGATAAGCGTGGTCCCATCCAGCAGGATGCCCTGCAGGAACGGCGCGTAATATGCTGTGTCAGCCGACGCGCGGCCAAATGCTACCTCTACCTCGTCGCTCTCGCCGCGGGCGTCGTTATCAATCTGAAGAATGTCCTGGTAGCCCTTCGGCAGGATTACGTCAAGATATGCCGTGTAAACTTTCGCACAGTCGCCAGTGACATATACGCGTAGCGTACCTGCGGGGAATGCGCCGTCATCATAGAACGCGGGGATATTAGGCACCTCCAGCGAATCAGCGCTTATACGGTCCGCATCTACAGACATCAGCGGCTGCTGGTAATCAATCAGGTTGCCATCAATCTGCGGGCTAACATCCACGGCGCCACCCTCTCGCCACACCGGCGTCCCGTCATCACCCTTACGAAGGTGGTAGACAGTGGAGCCGACCGTATAGGTGATCAGGACGCCGATCACGCCGCCGTTCGGCCGAGGGTAGCCGAACTGAGCAGAGACATTGGTCGCAGTTAGTTTGAACGTCATCGGGACGCGAAGGCCGGCCAGCGCTACACTCTGGTAAATCACCGGCTCAACGGGATTCGGAGAACCCGGGTTCGGGAACAGGTAACCGTCGACAGAATATGTGGCATTGTTTGCCTTGACCCACCCTGTGTCGCTCGCCATTTCCGGATTTGCCAGGCACGTCACAGGGTGCCAGGGCGCCTGCACCGTCACCTTGTTTTTCGCGGGATCTATCACGGTTGTGAGTTGCCCCACCGGCCATGCGTTGTTTGTGCCGAGGCTACCGAGGTCCTGGACGGAATCCGCCATAAGCGCGGAGTTTCCGGACGTATTGTAATAGCGGAGCTTCCCGTTGGAAAACGTGACATTTGTTTCGCGGACCAGCATCCACGCACCCTTCCACCAGCTAATGGTGGCGTGCAGCGTGTCGAGCAGGTACGTCAGGACATCGTAGCAGGTCTTCCCTGACATATAGTCCATGTTCACATTCATGTTCAAGAGCGCTCCGGCGCCATTTCCTCCCGCTTTCAGCGAGCTGACAAGCAGGACGTCCGTAGAAAGGCCGGTATTTCCGAGAAGATAGGAGAGCAGGGAGCGAAGCGTTACGGTGCCCTGCGGGGCGAAATCGTAGAGTTTTAACTCGCCAACGCCATCCGTGGCCACCACCTGGACGTCATACGGCGGCGCGATGTCCGGCTCGCTGTAGAGCTCCGGAGTAATCCACCCCTGCCAAAGCAGCGTATTTCCCGCGTAGATGTCAACCCTGTACTCCTTCGGGTCCGAGGTGTAGAACTCGATATATTCCCGGTCTACGTCGCACTGCGCGTACATCGTCAGCGACGTGCCATGGATCGGTCCGTTCTGCTGCTTCTTAAGCACCGGCGCCTGCCCGAGCGGGCGCTGGATGACCTCGCCGGAATATCCGTCCTGAAGGATCCGGATTTCCCGCGTCGTATGGTTCAATGACTCGAACTTGAACAGGTATTTGATTGCGTATGCCATATATTAGGTGGTATAACCGTTTTTCTTGTTCGTATTGTTCAGCACCGTGACAAGGGAGTCGCCGTCCGCTTTCAGCGTACCCTCAACCTTCACGGTCAGTTCGCGGGTCTCGTAGTCGCCGGAGCCGTAGGAATATGCGCCGGATGCCACGTTGGCGCTGGCACCGTAGTTTCCGCTGGCCACATTGCTCAGGCCCGCCTTGACGGCTGCGCCGAGGGCGACGAGCGCGGTACCGGCAGCGATGGCGAGGGCTGCGCCGCCCGGGCCAAGGGTCTCCAGCGCGGCCTTGATTCCGAGGGTGGCTATACCCGCCTCGATAGCGATCTTACCCACGGCGGTGGCCATGTCCCCGAAAGCGGACAGGGCCGCGTTGGAGAAGTTCTCCCACGCAGATCCGCCCGTCACCAGGTCCCCGACAAGGCCGCCGATGGCGTCACCAAGGGACACGGCCAGGCTACTGACCACGGACTCCACCTGCCGCGACATATCGAGCAGGGAGCCCTTGTCTATCTGAATCTCGACCTGCGCAAAGAGTTTCCCGCCCAGCGATGCGTTCAGCTGCTCCTGCAGCGCAGTCGTGTTGATGTTCTGAGGGATGATCCCGCCGCCCATCGACGTGGTGGCCATGGCGAAGGGGGACGAGGAGACGGAGAGATCCAGGGCGGCCAGATCCGCACGGCTCTGCGCGATCTGCTTCTGCAGCTCCAGCTGCTTCTCCATCTCGGCCGTCTGCTTCTCTGCCTGGGATCGGAAGCCGTTGACGTAGCGCAGCTGTGCGGCCTTCTCGTCCGTGAGGCTCTTGACCAGCGACTGCTGGCGGACGTACTGCTGGTTCGCCGCGTCGACGGCGGCGGGGGAGCTGGCCGTCAGGGAGACCATCTCGTCCATCAGTTCCGTGCGGCGCTTCTCGATCGGGACGAGGAGGCTTTCCTTCGTATTGATGTCCGCGACGATCTGGTCATAGGCAGCGAGACGCTCCACCAGCGATACGGTAGCGTCGCGCATCTTCTCCTTGTTCGCGGCGATCCGGGCGTCCAGGTCCGCGATCTCGCGCGTCAGGTCGGACCGCTGGCGGTCCAACTTATAGAGTTCCTCGGAGATCTGCTCGGCCCTGCCGGCCGCGCCGAGAGCGGCGCCCATCTGCTGTGCGTTGCCGGTCAGGAACATGTTGGGAAGGGACGAGGGAATCAATTGCTTCCCCGTCAGGATCCCGACGAAATTTTGCTTGAAGTTCGCGGCGAGTACGGCGAAAGTCTTCTTCCATTTAGACTCGAACTCCGCCACGCTCTGCCCGGTCTCCTTATTGAAGTCGTGGAAGACCTGCTGGTATGTCTCGATGTAGGCCGCTGTCTGCATCTCCAGGTTCGCACCGGCCACGGTGTTCTTAAACGCCTCGGCTTCGGAGTTGAGCGCCTTGAAGGAGGCAACCGCCCCGGAGATCCCGAGCGCGGCGATTCCGACGCCGAGCGTGGAGACGCTGGAGAGCAGCGAGCCCAGCGCCTTGGCGCCAGTGCTGCCGGCCTCGCTCAGCTGCCGGCCCATGCCGCGGATAGCGGAGGCGAACTGCTCCACCTTCCCGGTATCGACGCCGAGCATGTTTCCGATGGAGCCGAGCGCATTGTCGGACACCTTGGCGAAGTCGCGCAGTTCGGCCTTCGCCGTCTTCATCCCCTTGGTGAATTGCGAGGTGTCGGCGCCGACGTTAACCTTCAGATTCGGTTCGTTTGCCATGGCGTACTCTCTTTAAGAATCTATCGACCTCAACTTGTTTTTCCGCCTCCGTGAGGTCTTCGAGGCGTTTTAATTCATTCGCTTCGCGGTCCGGATCGTCCCAGGGCATCGGCCAGAACTTGGTGGCGTCCGTTATCCTGTGGCGCGGATCCAGCTGGATGTTGAAGAGGCGCAGTGATGCCCCCCTGACCAGCTCGCCGATATGGCGTCTATCCGCGAGGACCTTCTGCTCATAGGCGTCCATGGCTTCCCAAAATTCGCCCGGACGCATTTCATAGAACTCCTGGCGGCCAAGGCCCAGAAGGCCAAAGGCCCAGCCCCTTACCTTTCCGATGCTGACAGGCTCAGGGGCCGCGCCGTCAGCTACCCTTTTTTTACCTCTGCCGTCGTACCCTTCGGCGTCATCTGCGCGGAGACGATCCCGAAGAATTCGGACATCGTAGAGACGCCCGCGAGGGCGCCGATTTCGTCGGCCGAGAATTTCACCTCATGGCCCTCCAGCCGTTCACCCTCGTTAATGCCCGCGGCCAGCAGTGCCGCAAGATCCGAAGGTTTGAGCGCGCCGAGACTTGCGAGCTCGCGCACATCGTCCCGGCCGGAGCTCGCAAGAAAAGCCACAATGGCATTCCAGTTGAGCTCCACCCGAAACGTGCGTCCATCCGTAAGTGTGATGCTGTGGTTCATACTAAACGGACTTAGTGAAAGCGCCGATGATCTTCAGATCCACGTTCAGCGTGGTGTCGCTATCGACGGCAGCGCTGGAGCTCTCGCTGTATCCGGTGATGATGCCGGTGCCGGTGTAGGTGTCGCCACCCGTGCAGGCGTAAGTCACAGCGACCTCCGCCTGCGCGCCGGTTTTCAGCGACTGCTCGATGATGTCGTCGCGGTCCAGCTGCGTGAACGTGCCGGTGCCGGAATTGAGCGAAAGCAGCGCAGCCATGCGCAAGGTGACGTCGTGGCGGACCACGGACTCCTTCTGCACGCCGGCGTCGTCTTTGGTGATCGACGTCTTCGTCACGGCCGCGATGTTCAGGTCGTCCTGCGTACGGCCCAGGATAGTCTTGGAGCCGATCTGGACTGCAATGTTATAACCTTCAACCATGGTATTAATGTTTTAACTTGTTTGTTTAACGAAATAGTTCATTTCGATGGACCAGACGCCCTCCTGGCAGTCCTTGTTCGTGGAACGGTGCCGGATGATGTACTGGCCGTCGACATTCCCGTCCAGGGCCGCCTTGATTGCGTCGGCGCGCACCTGCGCCCGGTCGAAGTCCTTGTCATACACACGGATGATACTGTCCGCCGTAATCTGATAGACCCCGTCCTTCGAGCGCCATTCCTGCGTCGTCTGGTCATAGACGGCGTAAGGATAGGACTCCGTCTCCGCTTCCGCAAGGAAGAAGGGGACGATTCCCGCACAGAGCGTAGTGAGTTGCTTGCCGATACTTTCAGTCATCGTTCGTAGAGTTTTGCTTCCTGCTTTTTCAGGCTGTTCCGGAATGTCTCAACAAAGGGCCCTTCCCAGCCGGCTATCGCGGCTTCGAAGAAATTCCGCGGGCGGATGCCATCGGTGTTCCTGCGGCGCCGGGCGGCCGCCGTCTTGTGGTGCCTCACCGGGTTCTGGAAGTGGTGCGAAGGGTCGCGGTTCTGCAGGGTACCGTAGTTGATCCAGTACGCCTTGAACCAGTCCGCGATCTGCGCGCCGTTCGGGTCCTGGTGTCCCTGCACCTGGTGCCCGTTGAACAGGCCGAATACAGCATTCAGTTTGCCGTTGCTGGTCTTCACCACCTTATAGCGGACGAGCCGGTTCCAGCGCTTCGGGATCCTGGAGCGGACGGTCCGGGACGAAACCCGGGACGCATCCTTCAGGGCCTGGCGCGACATCTTCATTAGATTCTGCGGCGCCTCGTCGAGGCAGCGCAGGCAGTCATCGAGACCGGATATGGTGATGCCCCTGCTCATTTCTCTATCGTTGCTGCGGTGATTACACAGAGCGGCGACCACCTGCTGATAGGGTCGATGCTCTTGATCTCGTAGTCTACGCCGTTGATCTCCAGCTGCCAGCGGATGTTCATACCGGCCACCTTATAGGTCGTCACGGACAGGCTGGTCCGCGCCTCCAGGTTGTCATCGCTGACATACTCGTCGGTAAGCGGCTCCAGCTTTGCGTACAGGCGGCAGTGCTGCGTCCTTTGCGTAGTCTTCTGCCCCTGGTCGCCGATGCCGCGCTCTACGGAGTAGAACGTCACCAGCGTGTCCAGCTCGCCTATGTTGACACGGTTCGCTTCCATCACTTCACTCCCCAGGTTCTGTACGAATCCAGCAGACGCGTCGATGCCTTCGGCAGCGTCTCCACGGAATCCACGGGATTATTGAAGAGTGCAGCAGCATGGAGCAGGATGGCCGCCTTGATGTCGGGCTCGACCTGGCCCGGTCCGGCGGTGTAGTTCACCTCAACCGCCTCGCCGGTCACGTCGTCCGCGAATTTCAGCACGTCGCCGACCAGCTGGTACTTGCTTGCTTCAAGAGTGTTGCCGTCGACCTTCACGCTGGAGATCTCCTTGACGGGTCCCTCCAGCGGGAGGGTCTTGGCAAACGGTCCGGTATAGACGAAAGACGACTGCGCGATGATCGCGCCGATGTAGTGCTCGGCGGAACGGATGGCGGCCTTCAGCTTCAGCTCGAGGTCGGAATCCATATCCGTCGTGGTTAGGCGGATATGGTTCTTAAACTCGGCCAGCGTGGGCTGGAAATTTCCGTAGGTGCGCTCAGTCATCGCGTCTCAGATTAGGCCTTGATGTCCTTGATGGCGGCGAAGCAACCCGGACGGCGCACGCAGACGTCGTGGTAGGCGATGGCCGTCACTTCGACGACCCGCTTGTCCTTCGGGGTGAACGGGTCGACAATCATGTCGAGACCGCCCCACTGCGGGACGAGGATCTCCTCGAAGTTACCGAAGATCGCGGCGGAGCAAATGCCGGAGGCAGTGCCCTTGGTGAGGGTGCTCGGGATGGAGTTGGTCACGTGGACGTCGAAGCCGTTGGCGCGGCCGTCCTCCATGATGTAGCGCGGGTAGCCCGTCTCCATCGGGGTGGACTTCATGGCGCCGGCGACCTTGCTGTTGGTCACGTAGGCCAGACGACCGAAGAGGCCGTTGTTGTTGCCGACGACCGTCTCCAGCTCGACGAGCTTGGCGTGAGTGATGGCGCCGCCGTTGGTGCCCATAGCCACATCACCGATGCCGGTGTTGGCGAGGATACCGAGAGGCTGGCCGCTGGAGCCGGAGCCGTTGAAGATGGCGGCGTCAACGGCCTGGGCGTGGGCGCGGACGAGCTCGTCCCAGAGGATGCGCTCGACATCGAGGGAGGACTGCTTCAGCATGTCGTAGGTGTAGCCACCGAGGACCTGAAGGCCGTGAGGCTTCATGTCGATAGCAGCGAAGCTCTCCTTCTGCTTGGAAGCCTGAGCCTCCTCAGCGAGCCAGTAGGCGGTCATGCCGCCCCCCTTGACAATGCGGGCGTCGCCCTGCATGCCGGGGAGGTATCGGACACCGAGCTTCGCGCCGAGCATAGCGTTGCGCAGGGCGTCGATGTAGGACCACTGCGTGATCGCGGCGAACTCGGCGCCCTCGGTCGCAGTTGTGATGTTGTTGTTGTCGAAGGTCCGGACACCCAGGAGGATGGACGGAATACCGAAGCCGGTAAGCGTCTGTCCGGCGGAGCGCATCTCCTTCTCGGCCTCCTGGCTCATTTCGGCCTCGAAGCCGGTCAGAGCGCGATTCGTGGCAGCCTCGCGGATGAACTTGGCCAGAGAGAAGCGCTTCAGCTCCTTCTGTTCGGGAGTACCCAGCACGCGCTGGTTCAGGAGCGCCCGCTTCGCAGCTTCGTCCAGCTGAGCATCGCGGAGCTCGTCGGTGAGAGTCTCAACCTCGGCGGCCAGAGCTTTACGCTTGGCGGCGTCGGTCTCTGCCTGCAGGGCGTCATTCTTGGCCTTCAGGTCAGCAGCAATTTCGTACGATTTTCTCATTGCTTTTGGGTTTTAATTTGCCAGTTGCCGCTTGGCTCTGGCGATGGTTAAACGGATATTGATGTCGTCCGGTTCGGCGGCTTTCGCCTCCTCCTCGGATTCGATTTCTTTCTTCGGCTCGGCGGGCTTGCGGTCCTGCTCATGCAGGGCGCGCTCCTCGGCGATGCTGCGCTTGACGGCGTCCGGATTGCTTGGCACGTTCACGACGGAAACCTCCAGCAACTCCTGGCCGTCGAAGTAGTAGACGTCCGGATTCTCGCCCTTGCGCTCGTCTCCCCAATGGCCAGGGGCCGTAGGATTGAAGCCTACGGACACGGCGTTGATGGAGCCGAAAAGGACCTTGCGGAAAACCTTCTCCGCCTTCGGGTTGATGTCCGCAGGCTCGAAGAAGATGCGGACCACAAGGGCGTCGCCGTCGACGAACGCCTCGCCGCGGCCGATCACATTGTCCGGATCGTCGGACCAGTAGATGTCGTGCTGATAACCAATCACGCCGTTCTTCTCGTACCTGCTCAGGTCCCACTTGTCGACGGGGAGGACGGTGCCGTAGGAATCGACGGAATTGGTGGAAGCAACAAACTCCACCATCCGCTGCTCCTCGTCCTGAGCGCGCAGCTGCAGGCCGGAGATCTGCCGGCGCAGGATGTTGTCTTTCTTTTCTTCTGCCATGGTGTTACTCGTTTTGCGTGCTGTTGTCGACGACCACGGCCTTGCCGTCCTCGTCGATCTGCACATAGTTCATAGGCATCCGCGGGAAGTCCAGGCCCGGGAGGGATTTCATTTCCTCCAGGCGGCGCGCCTCGTTCGGCGTCATCCAGCCCGCGTTGATACCGGAATTATAATACTCGGCCCTGGTCTTGGCGTCGCCGCGCATCAGGCCCTTCAGGTCAAATTTTACTGAATACTTCCCGCGCTCGTCATCGCGGAACAGCTTACTCTCCAACTGGACCTCGATGCGCTTGCAGATCGGTCGCAGGGAGAACTCGCCGAAGAAGATGTTCTGCTGCTCGATGTTGGAGAACGTGGCATGACTCAGCTCGGCGAGCAGGTGCGGCGGAATCCCGAAGATCCTGGCGATGTCGCTGATGCTGAAGGTCTCCGTCTGCAGCAGCTGGGCCGCGAGCGGGGAAATGCCGACGTCCTTATACTTGACGCCGTACTCCAGCAACGGGGTTTCGTAGTTCTGCGAGCTGGCCTTAAAGTGCGCCATGAACTTATCGAACTGGTCTTCGCCCAGGCTGTTCTCCATCTCCAGCACGCCCTTGATATTCCCGCCACGCTTATAGAACTCGCCGCTGAACTTGTTTGCGGCGATGCCGCGCCCGATGGCGGCGGCGTTGTAGGAGATCGGGTCGATGCCGGTCAGGCCGTCACGGGTGAACAGCATGACATACAGGAACTCATGCTCCAGGTAGGTGCCGTTCAGGTAGCTGAACGTGGGATCCGGGCAGTTCACGCGGTACCCCTTTACGCCCTTGTTGAACAGGACGGTGACCCAGTCCTTGTCTACCGGATGGAGCGCCACCGGATTACCGGCGGAGTCTCGCTCGATCGGGCCGCAGAATACGCCCTTGCCGAGCAGCTGGGCGATATTGCGGAACCAGTAGGTAAAGGGATCCATGTAACCGTTCGGTGCTACCCGAAGAAGCCGGGTCGCCGGATGATCGGCCGCGTCCTCATAGCCGGCGTCGGTCACGACCTTGACGGACTTCGGGAGGCTGGCGATGTTTTCGGAAAGCAGTTTGATTGCGGCGTACACCGCAGTAAAACGCAAAGCGGAGTCTTCGTTAACGGAGACTCCGAAGTCGATGCCATTGCTTCCGTGAAAGACGGGCGAAGAAGGGATAACCCCGATGGACCAGCCACGGAGGGCAGCACCGATGCGGTTGCGTAACGGGATATGATTAGACTTTGCCACCATCAATGGTTTTCACGAAGATGACAAAGAAATCTCTTAAAAATCAGGAATTTGCATATACTTGTTGCATATACTTTACACGGCTAAAATTTCACCGTGCGGAGGGTGTGGCTCGTGTAGACCTCGCCAGTCTTTCCGGCGGTCTTCGTGAGCCAGCCGCCGACCGCGTCGACCAGGGCGACCACGCCGTCTATCTTGTTGCGGGAGCGGGCCTTGTCGAGCTTGATGTTTGCGTTGGGGTCAGTATAGATAACCACGTTCTTGAACATCCACCGGATAACGGGATTGTCGAGGAAATTGAGCTCATGTTTCAGGACTGCGGACTCCACCCACTTCGTCGGGACGGACATGTACCGGATGTTCTGCTGATACTCCAGCAGCTTCTCCTGGTACCGGCCGAACTTGCCCAGCACATTCCACATTCCCCACGGGTCGTATGAGATAGCCTTCACGTCGTAGCGGTCCAGCTCCTGCAGCACACGGTCGACGAACCAGTCTTCGTCGATCACGTTGCCGGGCACCGTCTCCAGCCAGCCCTGCTCCACCCAAAGCCGGTAATCCACGCGGTCCTCCGCGCGCTTCGGCTCGGACACCTTCTCCTCCGGTACCAGGAACAGGAACCGGGATGTCTTGAATTTCGGGAACCAGAAGGCGACGGCCACGATGTCGGTCTTGCGTGCAAGGTCGATGCCGACCCAGCACTCGGCGCCCTCGAGCTGCGCGCCGTCGAAATCCCGGTTGTTGACTACCACGTCGTCGTCCGGGATCCACACCTCCGGAGCGTCGACCCACATGTTCAGGTTCTTCGTCTGGAAGGCGGCGAGGGTGCTGCCACCCTTCTGCTTCGCCTTCTGGTACGAATCCTTCATGTACTTCGGCTTCAGCGAGACGCCGTAGTTCGGATTCACCTTCTTCCAGGTCTGCTCGTCGTCCCATCGGTCTCCCTCGTCCGGCTCGAAGAGCAGGGCGAAGTGGTCCTCATTCTCCAGGATGCCGAGCAGGATCTGCCGCAGGTATTCGAGGTGCCCGAAGTACGGGTACGACGTGTCGGTACCGGCGGTGGAGATCTGGAACAGCAGCGGCTGCTTGCGGGCACCCATACCGGTCTGCACCACCTCGACGATCTCAAAGGACTTCCAGGCGTGGGCCTCGTCACCGATACCGCAGTGCGTGTTGAGACCATCCTTATTCTTCGTGTCCTTTGAAAGCGGCTTGTAGGCGCTGGACTCGAAGACGAGCGATCCCTTGCGGAAATACTGCACGACGTCAGGCACCAGGCCGGACTTCGTGGCGATCTGGACGGACGCATCGAAACAGAGCTTTGCCTGCTCCTTATCGACCGCGAAGGAATAGACTTCGGCCGCGGGCTCGCCGTCGATTATCAGCATGATCAGCGCGATAACCGCCGCCAGGGTAGTCTTGCCGTTCTTACGCGGGACATACACGTCAGCGTAGGTGTATTTTCTCGTCTTCGTAGCCTTCCACTTGAATCCGAAGATAGATAGGATCACAAACCACTCCCACGGCTCCGGCTCGAACCGTTTGCCGGCCCATTCTCCTTTAAAGTGCTTCAGCCCTTCGTAGCCGATGTCCTTATTGCCCCGGATGAACAGCACGATCAGCTTGATGGCGGCCCTGTCGAAATACAGGTCTCCGCCTTCTTCGCATCGGGCCATATCACGCCGCCAGCGGGCCACTGCCAGGCGGACCGGCTTGCAGGCCGGCTGCTCTCCGCTCTCGATGGCGGACACGTAATTCTCGACGAGGCTATAAGGGGACATGGCGGTTACTGATCTTCGGGTCCTTCTTCATCGACGGAGACCATTGCGAAAATGGCCTTGAATCCTTTCGGCTTGTTATCTCCCAGCTCCATCTTCAGGCGCTGACGATCCACGGGCGAGAATCCGAAGTTACTGCCTATCTTCAGCACCTTCTCCATGGCAGCGTGCAGCTGCTTCACGGAGGGATTCTGAACAAGCATCTTCCCGAACTTTCCCTCCACCTCCACGTACAGGCCTTTCTTCTTGATGTCCTCCTCGCAGCGGAGCACGATGTCATACTCGATCGCGTAAAAAAGGATCTGCGAGCAGAACGTCGGGTCCAGCATTCCCTGCGCCGCAACCTTGCGGCAGGTCGCCCAATAGATGTCGCGCGCCCGTGGAGTGGAAGATTTTAGTCCGGAGACCTGGCACTTGGAGCCGATCTCCTCCAGGCGGACCGGCTCGCCGATCACGCTGCTCGGACGCTCCCGGCAGGGCTGGTCCGTGCCCCTCAGTCTCTTGATCTCTTGCGGCAGTGGTTTTCGTCCTCGTGCCATATATCTTTTGAGTTGAAATTACGCAATATCAGTAATAGTGTCAATCACACACACGCGCGCATAATGCGAATACCGGCTATCAGAAACGCTCCAATTTTGCACGCGCGCCTTCGTGAC